CAACCTTGTAGGCACGGACATTTCATCTATGGACAAGCACTTTCCACGAGAGCTTATAGCTGCTTTCGTGCAAGTCGCGGGCGCCCTATACGAGTGGCCACAGGCTGTTCAGCGCGCCATCGCAGCCACATTGATGTTCCCATTGCAGAACTTTGAGGGTGACGTTTTCACCTCTAACTGCGGCAATTTGTCGGGATGGTTCGTGACTTCCCTGATTAACTGTGTCGCTCAGGAACTCATGATAGCATATGACAGGCTCAAAAATCTACAGGGTAGCGAAGCTCCTTTCGACATTCTGCGCATTCCAGCCGAACCGTACGCCATATTAGGTGATGACAAGATCCAACGTCTAACTCCAGGGCGTGCAGCGGCCCAAGAGCGTAGCTACCTAGAATGCGGCTTCGTCATGCAGGCTGGCAGCAAGCTACAGGCAAAAGAGGAGCGCTTTTGCTCTCGAACTATCTACAAGGAAGACGGAAAGTACTATGGCGCTCTGAAACTCTCCGCCATATCAGGATTGGTCTATTATGCCTCTTCGAGCGAACTTGAGGCTATAACACCCAACTTTTCTCTCGCACTATTTGAGGCTGCATTACACCAAAGCCCTTCAGTGTATGATAGGACCTTGGCTGCTATTAAATTCGTTGCAGACCGTAATGGAATGCAGCTAATTGAGCTAGCTTCTAGAGAGCGCTACCGAGAGCTATATGATTAATATTGCTCTGGATTGGCTTCGGTGCTCAATTTTTGTGGCCACAGGCCAGACATCTTAAGTATATTAGAACATTGCAAAATGGGCGACAACGCACGGATGGCACTGAACCAATACGCTCAACAAACAAAACAAGCCCCTCCACATCATTCATCAGTAAAAATGGAGGGCCCGGCCCATTCTCCACTATGGACCGTTGACCTCACCTTCGCAGGTAAAACCTACTTTGGCACGGGCGAAAGCAAATCCGCAGCTGCTGAAGTTGCCGCTAAGGCGGCACTCGAGGAACTGCGTGTAACACCGTCTATGAACCCCGTCAAGGAGGACATAGACATTAAGACGGAAGCAAAAG